ACCTAATTTAGAACCAACCAAGGCAACATCGTCTTGTCTACTTTTCATACCCTCTTCAAGACCACGACCAATATCTTCGCCAGTTTTTCTTGTTTTTCTTGATGGAGACTCTACTCCTGCTGCTTTATTGATTGCTTTTTGATAAACGTTTGCATCTTCTGTAGCAATTTTTTCTATTTCTTGTACACTTATTCCTTGATTAATTAAATAATCTTTTCTTAATTTTTCTGCAGCAGCCAATTGTGCTCCAGTTAATACTTTACCTGCAGCAGTTGGAGGTCTCATTGTTGCTCTTTGTGTACCCTCAATTTTTTCATATCCTGGCATATGTGCAAAAACTAAATCATCAGTGGCATACCCTCTTTGTTTTAAAATTTGTTTTTGTCTTTCAGCCTTATATGCAGAATCTTTTCTTTCTGACCTTGGCGTTCCTTTTCCTCTTTTACCATCACTACCTTTTTTAATTTCAAGAACTGAGTCACTTGCAACTGTGTAGTCTTGTGGATTTATTGGTGCAATTCTTTTTCTAATTGCTGATTTTTCTATATTAGTTAGTCTTGATGAACTTTCTATTTGTTTTATTGCTTTGGTTGATGCACTCTTCCAACCTTCAATTGTGTTATCAAACTCATCTACGGCAGTATTCAATTCTGGACCAACCAAATCAAGAACTTCAGATGCTCTTTCTGCGCTTATTCCAAGACCTTCAAGTTCTGCTTGAATGCTTGCATCAAGTGCTGCTCTTCCCATTGGAGAAGAAAGGTATTCTTTTGTCATTCCTATTTCAGACCTATTAACTCCTCCTGGTGCCATTATTCCTGAAACAGAATAAGATGGAGATTTTATTGGTAATGGAATTCTTAGTCTTTGGTCGTCTGTTACGCCAGTATCTTTAAGAATTTGACTAATTTTATCTTGACTAAAAAAATTTTTAGCCCTACCACTTTGATATCCAGGAATATTATCTGCAATCATTCCTTGAATTAAAGGAGCATATTTCTTTGCCATATCTGTTGGAATAACTGCTTCTCCTGGAGATAGCATTGCTGGAACTATGTCTCCTGCACCCTTTGGTCCTGGTACTGAAACAATACCACTTGCTAATTTTTTACCGCCCCGTCCTGGCATCATCATTCCAGGATTATTGAATGCAAATGACTGTGCTGCCCTACCAGCAGATTGATAAGCAGAGGTTAACTTTATAAGGGCGTTTGTTTCTAAATTAAAGGTTTGAGTAAGTTTAGCATGGGTTTGATCTAATGAATGTGCAACTGCTGCGGCTTCTAATTGTTCGCTATTTAAATATTGTGTTTGCTCTCCAAGAGTTTGAGACTGACCACCTAATCTTAAATATCCCTGTCTTAATATCATTGCACCTTTAACTGCGTTAGCAAGTAAGTTAGCAAGTAAACCAAATGTCATCAAAAATATTGGTCCAACAGCACCAATACCAACAGTTAAAATAGTTATAAGGCGCTTAGTACCATCTGACAAGTTTCCAAATTTTTCTAGCACTCCACCAACAAACTCTACAATAGGTGTTGCTGCTTCTAAGAATGCTTTTCCAACTGGAACAAGTGCGAGTTTAAGATCTTCAACACTCTTTTTAAATTTATTCATTGCAGAGTCTGCTGTCATTCCTAATTCTTGCTCAGAAAGAACAGACAACTCTTCTACTGATGAGTTTGCTAAATCAAGGACACGAGCAGCCTGATTTCCATCTTTTGCTACGTTAGCAAATAATGTTGATAAACGAGCAAACTGAAATTTACCAAACATCTGTTCAATTGCCTGTGCTCTATTTAATGGGTCTAGTTGGTTTAAGGCTTCTGCAAATTCAATAACTGTTGCTTTTAAATCGCCTTTATTTTTTACAACAATTTCTTTTGCATTTATTCCAAATTGAGCAAGCATTTCAGATGCTTTACCAGTGGGATTAATTAATGCTGCAAGGCCTGACTTTAAAGCGTTAGCACCTTCTGATGCATTAATACCGCCTTCTTTCATGGCTGCAATAAAAAATGTTAAATCTTTAACATCTCCACCAAGTTGTTGGATTACTGGTGCTACTTTTGGAATTGCTGTAGTGATATCATCAAGAGATACAACTGTCTGGTTTTCTACTGCGTTTAAAAAGTTAATAGAATCTGCAAGTTTATCAGAAGACATACCAAATGCATTTTGTAAAGAAATGGTTGTTTCAAGTGCTTTTTGACTATCAATTTGACCAAGGACAGAAAGACGTGTTGCTTCTGTTGTTTGACGCTGTAAATCTAAACCTTGAAAACCTGCTGCTGCTGCCTCTGCAGCCAAACCAACAGTAGTAGAAACTGCAATACCATACTTAGTAAACTGTCTTCCAAGTTCTGTAATATTATCTAAGGCAAGTTTAGTTTCTTCTTTTGGTGTAAACAAATCTCCATAAACTTTTCTAAACTTAAGGGCTTGTGCTTCCATTTCCATAAATGTTTTTGTGGCAGTTGAGCCAACAATAGTTAATGGTATTGTAAAACCAACCATAAGTTGTCGACCAGCCCATTGTGTATTTTTACCAAAGTTTAAAAGGTTGGTGGTTCCTTGTTTCATTAATTGATTAAATAGTGCTTGTTTTTGTGCTGCAATGGCTGTTTTAGTGCCAAGATCTTGCATATTAAGCGAAGTAGGTCTAATAGCAATTGCTTCCATTGCCCCACTGGCATTACGACCCATTTTAATATATTGGGTTTGTAGTGTTTTTACACGTTCTTCTGCTACCTTGCCAATTGTGTCAAATTCTGATTTAAATATTCTTCCAAAAGTTTTTGTAGATGCGCCAGCATAGCGGAAATATTCCCGCATTGAAAACTTATTTTTTTCTAAAGAGTTAGTAAAAGACTCTGCACTTGTTCTTACAGTTCGAAGTTCTGCAGAAAAGGCACCAATTGAATTAATACTACCAATTAGGTTTTTCTGCAGAGACTTTTGAGCAATTGCTGCTGATTCGCTAGACCTAGAGATAGAAGAGTGAAACTGAGATATCTGTCTCTGTAAAGCCTTTAGTTGTGCTAACGCTGCAGACGTATCTATATTTACGCCAATATTAGCATTAACATCAGCCATGTATCACACCTTATCTAATATGTAATTATTCCTGTGTGTTAAGAATGTCGGTAACAGATGACAGATTAATGCCAGATGCCGCCTCAACAATTTTATACACAGTTGGAAGATCAAGAAGATCTTCTAGTTTTTGAATGTCTCCAGCCAATTCTGGCTTATATTGCTGCATAGCAATTTGTACACATTCAACAAGCAGAGTCATTGATTTTTCATTATCCTCTGCAACCTTAGCCACCCCTTCAAACTTCTTCATAAATGGACGAAGAAGAGAGATTTTTAACGGGCGAACTGTTATTTTTGTTCCATCGATGAGGGTTACTTGTTCAGCCTCATGCGTAGTTGTCGCCATATTTCCTCCTATAGGTTATGTCAATTATAGCATAGGAAGGCTATTTTGTTAGGTCTTCGTAATCTAACCCCATGCCGATACCAAACCCTACTTTCTGTGCATTAACACCCTGTAATGCTAAAACATCATTACTATCTTTTGTTTGACCTTTACTAAATACCCTAGCCTTCATGTCTTCCCACTCTTTTTGGCCTTTGTCTTTATTTGATTCTTTGTCTAAGTCTACCCCCTGAATTGCAGCCATAAATTTCTTTTCTGTATAATCTAACTCTCTACTTACCTCTAAGGTTGCCATAAGTTCTGGCATAGATAATGATGTTTCTAATTCTTGATAGTCTTTCCATATACCCAGCAAAAAAACCTCAGATTCTAACTTTGCAAGATCTAGGGTTTCCCAGGTTTGACCACTGTCTAACGCTTGATTTTTAACTGGCTCTTCTGACTTTTTATTAATTTTAATTCCAGCAGCGGTGTCTAATACTTTATATATTGTAGGCATATCTATACTATCTTCTACATCTTCAACGCTTTTAGATATTGACGGATAATATTGCTTCATGCATACCCGCACACATTCAACTAATACCGCCATGGCTTCATCATCATTTTTTGTTTTTTTTATTGTTTCAAAGGTTTTCATAAACTCACGTAAATATTTTATTTTTAATGGTATTATTTCTAATTCCGTACCATCAAATAAATATATTGTTTGAGAGGTATATATTGTAGTTGCCATATAAATTCAATTTTACCATAAAACAGCAAAGCCCACATCCGAAGACATGGGCTATGCAGAATAGTTAGACTATTAAGACAATAGGTCTCCGAAGGTACGATCAACGATCTTACCGTATGAGCCTGAAGTATCTTCTGGTAGCAAACGGAATGAAACTTCAAACATTGAAGCCTCGTCACGCTTTGCTGAAACTGTTACGTTTTCAATTGACAAAGCACGGTATGCTGTGTAAACACGCTCCACGAATGGAGAATCTACGCAATCACCTGTACCAGGTCCTACTCCAACAATTCCACGCTCTACTGGACATTCGCCGATATCTCCTGCAGATAGGTTTAAAGTCCTACCTGTGTGAGTTGCGACTGTGCCAGATAGTTCGTCTGAGTTAAATGCTAGAGCCAAAAGAAGATTCTCAAGGGTAGCCTCAGCAAAAGCAGTTGCAAGATTTACTTGCATGCCTTGCTTGTAAAGTTTTGCAACGTCAAGAATTTGATCTACCTGGACTTCACCGAAATCTGGTTGAAACTGTAATTCAAGACCGTTCATGGTATAACCTACGTTTGTGTATGCTGCATCATTTGAGAGAGTTTCTTTGAATGATACCTCAGTGCTAAACGATTCCAGAGTGCCTGGAGTTAAGGTTGTGTCTGCAACAAAAAGTGCTGCAGCACCAACAATAATGTTGGTCGATGTTCCACGACTATATGCCATTTATTCACCTCTTTCCATAGAAATAGATATTAAGTTGTTTGGCGTTTGTTTCCTCAGATTAATTATAACACCATTTATGTATACCGCTGGGCAAGGCTACCAACGGCTTGAGTATGATAGTCGTACTCTATTATCAATTTATTTAGACCCAGGGTTCTAGCAGAGGCTAACTCCAGAATATCCCTACTCTCATCTGCTTGATAAACCTTAACATTATGGAAAAATACGTTTTTTGGTATGGGGTCACCATTTTCATCAAGAACGTCATTTTGAGATATCCAAAGATTTAAATCTTGAGCAGCAGCATCTTCTCGATCTAGGCATTCAATAATTACTCTAGTTGTATCAAGTAGTTTGGTAAGACTTGGACTATAAATAAAATATATTAATTGCTCTCTTTTGTGTTTATAAAATGTCGTTGGTCTAAACCTAATAAGCCTATCAAATATGATAACTGTGGTATCAGGGTTATTTCTAATAAATGGGATGTCATTATAAATACCTTCTACGCTATCTGGTACCTGTGCTGGAAAAAATGGCTGAAAAGGTTCTGGTCCAGTTGGCATTAACCCAAATTCTTTAAGTTCACTATTAACAAAAGCATTTACAAAAGTTGGTGGAAAGCCAGTTTCATTTAATATATTAGATGCCATAATACTATTCTACACCAACCTTTGCATTTATAATCCATTTGAATCCAGTATCAATACCCTTTAATCTGCCAAGTCTTAAACCACTTTTTATATTTTTCTTAAATACTGTTGGTTTTTTAATATAATCATAGATTCCGCTAGCACGTAAAAAAGACTGTTTAAAATATCTAGAAATAAATTCATCCATAGTCTTTTCAAAAGAACCTCTAGCCTGACTTCCACCAGGGTTTGATATTACTACAGGGTTTTTAGTAAATACGGTTTGCCCACCTTCATTAAAAACAAGTACTGGAGATCTTGTTGGTTTAATTGTAACAGGAATCCCTTCTTCCATAATTTTTGCTTTATTATAAAATGGAACATTTGAATCTTTTTTTACTGTTCTTGATTGTTTAAAACTAGAGTTAATGCTTAATCCTAGATTACTAACAGTATAGTTAATATCAAATAATCTTGCAGATGGACTTCCAGTTTGATACCACTCATAAACATGCTGTAGTGCTGCGGGATTACCCCTTGCAGAAACATCTACATATCTAGCCATAGACTCTATTGTTGCTGCACCCAAATTTTTTAAAAAAATGCTTTTACCTTTTTGGGCACCATCTAAAAAACCAATAGCATAATCAATAATGTTGTTCATTTGTTTATCAAAATTTTTAGTATTTGTTCTAACTATCATTAGTCGCCTATTGTTTGATTTTCTGTTCTACGTAATAGTATTTTAAAATATTCTACAGAACCAAATGGGCCTGTAAATGGGTCTACAGTTGCTATTTCATAAATTGTTCCACGACCAGATCTTGGTCCCGCTGTTTCTCTATAAATAACTTCGTCTCCTGAGTTACGAATATTAGTAACTAAAATGTTATTAATGGCGTTATCTGTATTGTTTGAAGATGTTCTTGGATCTAGTCTTGTTCTTGCTACTAACTTATTTTCATGCTGTAAAAATGCTTCTGGTTTAATTTGCTCAGTTCCAGCACCGCCAATAGATGTTGCGTTTAGCGTAACGGTTCTATCATAAAACCATTGCCTACTTGCTTGACCATATTGAGTTTGAGTTATAACTGGATAGTATATGTCTGCCTTCATAGGGTACATAAAATCTGTTGTTTCACAGACCGTCATTATAAAACTCCTGGACGTATAATATTTTCTTTGTATTTATCTAGAATTTTATCTACTAATATGTTTCCAGTTCCGTCAATTAAACGTTTATCATACTCAATCTTAAATTGATCTGTGCTGTAGTTTTTAACATATCTCTTGTAGTAATCTAATTTACCACACCTAATATCATCAATAAGCATAAGTACTGCATCTTGAATATCGTATGGAACAACTTTATATCCTGTTTCTGCTAATATAATGTAATCTGCGCCTTCTGAAAATGCTACGCCTGGAACAACGGTTTGGGTGTTTCCACTATCTTCTGTATCAAATAAACTCATAGAGTCAGATATGCCTAAAGGTATGCGAGAATATCTTCTTTCTGCACGATTTATAGAATCAACGTTTTCAAGTGGATCTTTAGTAATTGCTGTTTTATCTTTAGTTATAAAAAAAGTATAATCTGTTAAGGCTGGACCCTCTTCATTTTCTATATCGTATACTAATTCTGCATTTTCATATATTTTTAAAAGTTTATGTGTTTTCTTCCAAAGCGGTAGATAATCATTTCCTTGACCAACTACTTCTAAATAAGTTCTGTCATAGTAGAATCCACCAACAATACTGTCAATTATTGCTCTTGCTAAATTTTCGTAACCTTTATACAAGGCTATATCTGTTGCTGTTCCAGATGTAGCAAGTGGTGTAGGATCTACATAAGGTCTCATAATTTCTAAATTATCTTCTACAACAATGTCGCCACGAACAAGGTTTTCTCCAGATGATCCGCCATCTTCGTATATTGTTAATGCATACGATTTGTCATATTTAATAAAGTTACCGTCTAAAGAATAGGTAATTTGTTTGCTAGCGTTAGACTCTACAGCCTCTTCAATTTCTGTTAACTCTGCAACGTTCTCAATAACAATTATATAGTCAGCGTTAGCGTCTGGAACTGTGTAAGTAACAGAAAGTGGGTATGGGGGAAGACGTAATATCTGCATTTTTATTTACCGTAGTATGCGGCTACCTCTTCAGGTGGTGCAATTCTTACCAACCTGTGGGTTAACCACTTTTCCGATGCCTCCTTTGAAACTATGTTGTATCCTATTTTTAAAGCCCCTATGTTGTCCATGTGTAGGTTTCTTTGTGAATATAAGGCTACTTTATTTTCTAAAGTTTTTGCTTTTCCTAATTCTTCTACCCGCTCTTCTGTGTTTACTGGAGGAATCCAACTGGCAAGAATTTCTAATATTTCAAGTTTAGTTTTTGAATCAAATAATTCTATATTATTTTTCTTTGCGTATGCCTTTAATGCCATTACAGTTTTAGTTGATAACTCTTCAATTGTTAAATTCATAATTCTCCTATGCTTATTTGTAATTATACCAGAATAAGAATAAGGCGGGTAGTTTTTACGCTACCCGCCCTAATATTTGATCTTTTAGATCTTAGGAATCAGCACTATCTGAGTCGACATAAGCGACTGCATCTAGTTCTTCCCATTGGATACCAAAACGTACGAATACTGTGTATTCGATGGTGTCTTTCTTTGGCTTGTATTCACGGTTTACAGTGATGTCTCTCTGGAAGCCCCATACACGGTTCTGAGGGAATGTCAAATCGACATAACCTGCAGGGTAGTAAGGAACCTCAAGAACATCTACACCAAGTACACGAGTTGTACGTGAGTTACCTAGTGTCTGTGCACCACCATCAAGGAATGCTTGACGATTTGCTTCAGTGCTTCCTGGACGGTTAGCAAATGCTTCTGCAACTGCATCAGCAAGTGTACCGTTGTTACGAACAATACCAGCAAAAGCATCAGTACCTGCGTAGAACTTAAGATTGCTCTTAAGTGCACGGTATTTACGAGGCATTGCTAGTAGCAAGCCTTGCATTACTGATGTTGTGTAGTTGTTGTCTGCAACTGTTGCAGCATACTCGTGAGCGTCGTTTCCAACTGTCGTACGAGTTTGCTTGATAAAGCCAGGCATGATTGAAAGGAAGGCATCTGCGCCTGATCCTAAACCATTGATAGCAAGATCTTCAATATCGTTTGCGAAAGCATTGGTCATCAAGCGAACTAGATGATCT